CCCCCCGCTCCCTTGGTGCTTTTAGATTTGAGCGATGTCGAACTTGATCGTGATCTTACCCGCGGTAAGTTCGTTCAAGCTGTAAGGAGTGCCTGTCGCCAGGTCAGTATCGAACGTGATGTCGATGGCTCCGTCTGCTACATAAAGGTGGCCATTCTCGTTGTCGAGAAGTGCGCCCGTGTTGGCGATGAAACTTATTTCCGTTTCGTCAGCGTGGAGGATGGCGCTGGCCTGGGTAATAAACCCGTCCACATCGCCTCCCTGCACTCCGACAATACAGTCCATCTGATCGCCGCCGCCGCTGTCGTTGAATGCGGTGTTGAGGAATATCCCCACGTTACGCACTTGCGACCCTGCGGCCACTGCGTGGCTGAAGGTCAAGACTACGCCGTCCGCCAGTGTCCCGGCATTTGCTACGGAGAAATCGTCGAACGTGAAAACGCGTTCGTGAGTCCATCCGTTTGCTGCTGATTGGTTGCTTAATTTGCCCATTGTATTAGTTCTTTCTAGTTAGGGTTTAGGTGCTGATCTTGCCGAACTTCTGCGGATGGGAAATACAGAGTGCGCCGATGGTATCGACGATCCCCCGTGGTCCACCACCTTGGTCCTCAAGGCGGGCGCTCCCGATTGGCTTCAGCGACTTCCATGTCATCGCTCCTTCGTGGATGAGGAATCCTGCGTTGGCCGAGGCCATACAGTCAGGGTTGCCATCAACGATGTTGACGAGTCCGTGGTTGCCATCAAAGACTTTCACTTCAAGAGTGACCTTCTTCGATGCTGCCGCTTCGGTGACGCTGTATTGAACACCAGTAGCAGAAACCCCCGTGCGGGAGATGTTGCTGATTGCTTGACGGAGCGCGGTTCCTGCAACGATGGTGCTGCGGTTTACCGTTCCCGTTTTGCTGAACACCGAGGTGGTCAGGTCGTCGAGTTGCGCTTCCGAGAAGGTCGCGCCGCCGGTCTTGATGCTGCCCGCTGGAGTGCGGTAGGCACTAGGAACGTCGGACGGTCCTGCGCTGTCGATCCAGTCACCGAGTCCGCGAGTCTTGTAAGGTGAGCCTGAACCCGCCTCCTGCTGCTTGTCGTTGCTGGAAGCGATGGCAAATTCCACGTCCCTTTTAATTTCCAAAATCGCCTTCGTTTCCGCGTCAGCAATGTCACTGGAAATTGAAGCGGTATCGGTTAGTTCCTGAAAATCAGAACACATCCACGCACGCCTAAATTTTTGTGTGTAAGAACTGAGTCGGGCGCGATCTGCTGCCTTGTTCACGAAAGTGGAAACGTCATCCCCTTCGGAGACTCCGTCCGCGTTCGGTGCGGCGAGTTTATCGACCCCCCACTCAACGGTGGTGGATTTTGCTTTGCTTTTCCCACAGAGGGAGAAAAGTGGTGTGGCCTGGGGTTCCAGGCGAGTCAGCACATCGGAGAGATCTTCCCTGTTGAGGGAACCCGATCCGGGTGAGCTAGTATCATAGGTATTTGCGGCGGCCATTTTCTTTTAGGTAGTTAGTTTTTGACGGTTGTTCATTCTGAATGCGCGAAGCTTTGATGCGTCGTGCGACGATCCAGATTCCTCGAAACGTGCGGTTAACTCCTTCAATTGATTCGCGCTTTCTGCCGTGGTGGCGCTAGGTGCGGCACTTGATTTTACGGCAGACGTTGCTGTCAATTTCGGTTTCGCTGGAGCCTTGAGTGATCCTGATTTTACGTCGCGACCTTGGATTGCCCAACCGACCAACGTGTCGATCAATGGGGCAAACTCTGGGGACTTTGCGCGAACGTCTTTTATCCCCTGCGAATTCATATATAAATCGAAGGTTCTGCGGTGTTCACTGTCCTCGTCGTTAAGCCAAACCAGTTCTTTCTCTAATTGCGCTCGGAATTGCTCCGTCTGTTGACCAAGTTGTTCCAGGTGGCGAACCTCGTTGAGTCTCGCGGGTAGGAACTTTTCTTTGGCTTTCTCGGCGTTGCGTAGTGCAGTTTTAACCTGTTTTTTCGTCCAGCTCTGTCCGTCCTCCTCAAACACCTCATCGTCAGATAAAGCATCTTCGTTATCATCCAGTATTGCGCGAAAGTCGTCGATGAATTTGGTGGTCTCACCGTATTTGTCGTCTAACTCTTTTGCCGTCAGGATGTCTCCGTAGGGATTTTGTTCCAGAGCGGGTTCCGTAAAAGCAGGTTTCTGCTCTAACTGAGTTTTCAATCTCTCGATCTCTGCACCCGCGGCCTTGTTCTTAGCGGTCAGTTTCCCGATTCGCTTAACGGCCCCAGGTGTGAGTTTCGATTTTAGATCGTCCAACTCTTCCTTGCTCAATTTCTCCAGATCCACCGGGAGTCCATCGGTCTCGGATTCTTCTTCCTCCTCTGCGGTGACTTCTTCGGTCTCCGCATCGGGTTCAGACTCCTCCTCGACTGTTTCTTCTTCCGGTTCTGTTTGCTGGGCCAGACGGGCGGCAACTACATCCTCTCGGGTTAGGTTGCCTTCATCTGTATGTCTCGCGTCATTTTGGGCATCCGCGCTCGCCACCAACTCTTCACTCATAACAACCGTCCCCTTTATCGCCGGGACGTTCTGCGATGGTTTCACTATACCACCGAATTTTCCGCTCTCCCCTAAATGTGGGGGATGCGTTGGGACGCATTATACCTTCCCCTCTCCGGTGAGAAGTTGCGCCGCTAGATCGCGGTCGAAGCTCTCAGCGTCAACGAAGACAATCCCGTTGAGCTTTGCGGTCTTTAAGGCTCCACTCTTCTTCAATCGATAGTAGCTTGGCTCCGAAACTCCTGTAGCCTCACGAAAGGTTACTGGGCGTTTCCATCTATTACTTGGTGCATTTTTGGGTATCATGGAAGGTCATCCTAACATGATTTTTTGTTGTCTCCCCGAAATCGGCGGTTACCCCCTCAAAACGCTCAAAAAGTTTTCGACCTCGCAAAATTGGCCGCAAAGGCGCAGCGCATTATCTTGGGACGCATTTGCCATCCCCAGGCCGACTTCCGACTTCCTCGCTTCAAAGACGTATTTAAGCACCACCTGGAATTGTGGGAGTAGCCGCAAGTATTCCAGCGCGTCCTCGATGTCGATTTCTGCGGCTACCTCGTCGATGAGTGATTGTTCAGACATTAGTTCCTTGGAAATCTGCTGGAGCAGTGCCGAGTCTGCCGATTGTGGCATTCTGCTGCTGTTGCTTAATCATCTGATACTGCCCGACGTAAGTCTGGAATCGGGCGGCGAATGCCTCGTCGGTCTGCAACCGCTCCGCGATGTCGGGCTGTTGGACGTAGGTCTGGATCACCTGTTCCGCCACGTTTGCCCCTTGTGGGCGAGCGCCAACCTCGACGCCGGCATAAATCTTGGTCAGATCCTCGGTGATGTCCTTCACCATGTCCGCGTTCGCTTGACCCACTGGCTTTAGCACGGCATCGGCCAAGGAAGGGTCGATGGACGACAGGGAGAATTCCAGGATTTTGTCCACATCCATTCTCCCGTTATTGTCGAGTTGGAGTAGGCTAATCGTCTGCTGCACCTTCTTTTCGACCGTATCGGGGTCTGAATTCTGGAAGGACACGGTGATATCGAAATCCTCATCTGGATTTCCCTTAGTAAACGTCTGTGGGTCAGGGTTGCCAGTGACGCGGAAGAATACTTCGTCCGGCCCGAATCGTTGGAAGTTTTTGAATGCCTCCTTCAAGACCGCTTGAGCGTGTCCCAGGAGTTTGTTCACGAAGAACTGCTGCTTCTGCGCTCCCTCTGGTCTGTTCGGATCGAGTCCTACAAGCGCATCCGCCTGACGCATTAACGTATTTTCAATCTCCACCGACCCAGGGTTGAATGCTGGCGCTTGCATCCAGGTCAGTTCACCAGCCCGCGCAACCGGGATACCGTGACCTGGCCTCCACTTTGCGGGTTTACGCCCGATGGGGTGAGTAAATGGCGGCACGGTGGCGAGCGAGTTCCGATCAACGCGGGAATCCCGCTCGACCTTCACTTGCCACTGGAATCCACGGAGGAGATCGACGAGCGATTGCCCCTCATAAAGTCGCTTATGGGTGTTGGACAATTGCGTTACTACCACCGGGTAGTTCTCCATCCCGTTCATTAATTCACGCTTCGCCTCGGACGGTCTCCCATCGGTGGCGAGGTAGCGGGGGTGCATCACCGTGCAGTAAATACCCTCTGAACCGTCTTCCTTGTCGATCAGTCTCTCATAAACGTCCACCACCTCGATCAGCTCATCGTTTGACCGCTGCGCCCCACCATCCACCCCCTGCCGGTTCTGGTCCGTGGCGAACTGCCCACCACTTGTGCCGCGATAGTTGGCGACGATTTCGTCAACCCATCCCTTGTCCCAACCGTTGTTGGTTCCCGCGCCGATTACTTGCTGTGCGGTCATCCAGCGACGGCGGAAACAATGTGGAGCGTCTTGGGGATCGAGCGTATAGGCTGGAAAGAAGAACTCACCGTCCGGCAAGAGCGTTTCCACAAATGGGCGATCCACCTGGTTCCGCGAAACTGGCAATTCAGCAACCCCCCTGGATCGAAGTTGCTTGAGTGCCTTCTTCCCGCGTCGGTCAGTCAGTTTGGGATACGTTTGGCGCAGCACTTCGATGATTAGCGCATCGTTCTCCTCACTCTGGAGGATTTCCGCAAATTCGGGTGAACTCTGCTCGATCTGGGCCATGTCCAACGTCTGCAAGAACGTCCGAGATTGCTTCTCCCAACCGACGTAGGTGATGCACATCTGCTTTTCGAACAGGTTGTTGGCAGCGATCTCCATCTGGTGGCGGAAATCTGGAATCCCCGTGGTCGTCATCCATTTTAGAAACGATGACGTAACCGCGGCCTTGGGAGCGTCCCCAACCTCCACCGGATAGGCTCGGATGTGCGACCGAGACAGAGCGTTCATGCAGAGCGCGACGTAAGCACCGATCTTGTCCTCAACTAAAAACGTCTCCTGGTCTGAAGCTCCCTCCCAGGGGAAAGCTCTTGGCCCCTCTTTCTTCCTCGTCCTCGATTTCCCCGCCCACTCGTTGCGTCGGTCGTCGTAGGAATTCCGGCATTGCTGGAAATACCCCTCAAGGTCGGTCGTTGCTCGGTGGTAAGACCGCTGCATCTTCCCTACCTCAAATTCGTCACTGTAAACCGCCGATTCTCCCTCTGTGGTCATTTGGAAAATGATATTACCATGTTTAATCCCAGTTTTTCCGACATTTATTCAATGCCCCGTTAATCACTGCGTTGATGTCTCGATGGCCGCACCCAATCCGGTCGCCAATGCTGCACACGGTCCTCGGGTCGGTCCTCCCGCCCAGATGCCAAAGCAAGTAATCGTAGGCCAACAACCGCTGGGAGTCCTTCTCCC